GTAGTTGCTCAAAATGCTGTTACCAAGGTTTGTGTTGGCAGTGTAAGCAGTAGTAGCAGTCAAAGACTTCTTAAGGTTGTAAGCCTGCGCTGGTGTAACAACAGCGTAGAAAGGACCAGTGATCTTGCGACCACGTAATACAGCAACAGCCTTCATGATGTGCTCAACAGTTAATTCACCTGCGGCACCTGGACCAGCTTCACCAGTCAAGCCAGAGAACAAACCAAACAAGTTTGAGTCCATCTTTTCAGCGATAGCACGACCGCTAGCTTCACCCAATTGTGCGGCAACGTTAGAGAACGCACTGTCACGCAAGAAGTCTGTAACTTGGTGGTAAACACCAATTTCACCTAGTGTCAATGTAACTGCTTCTGTGCCAGTTGTTTTCTTAGTAGCAGGTGTGCCTTCAACTAATGTGTCAGCAGACACTGCGTCCCATACTGGAACTTGCACTGTGGTGCCAGCGCCTGTAGGCACATCTAAAATTGTTGAAATCTGGCGTGCAACAGATTGTTCGAAAGCAGCCATCTGGGCTTCTACGATTAGGTTGTTAAACAACTCTGAGTTTACGGATGTCGTATTTGACATAATTAAATTCCTTTATTTTTGTGAGGCTTTCATCTTGCGATATAACTCGCGATGTTCAGGCAAGCGCATATCCAAGTCAGCCACATTCATTTGTGTAGGGCTAGTCTCTTGACCAAACCCAGGCTTTGCTCCTGAGCCAGCGGGTTGTGCGGCTACAAAGAAACTGTTTTCACGTAGAAATTCATCAACTAAATCGCCAATGCCCAGAGGTTTTGCTTTTTCAGCATCATAACGGATTTGACCATCTTTGTCAACTACTTCTACTGCACCATCTGCACCCAACTTTAGGTTGTTGCGTAATAGTGCGGCTACCTTATCTGGTGCTACTGCTTTGCGAGCGGCTGCTTCAGCAATTAGTGCACCATCAATTTTGATAGTTTCCAGTTCTCTTGTAAGTGCGGCAATCTTCTGCTCACTTGCTGACTTAACCTGTCCTAGAACTTTGTCAAACTCTTGGCGTTTTAACGCGGCTTCAGTTTCCTGTTGCTCTTTGAGTGTTTTAAGTTCTTGATATTCACCAACATCAATGTTAGCAAACTTCTTTTCAACTTGGCTAAGTCGTTTAGTAACGATTTGATTTACTTCTTCTTGAGTAAATGTTTTCTCGCTACTGGGCTGGGTTGTTTGGTTTTGAGTATTTTGTGCTGGTTGCCCATCAACTGCACCTACTGTAACCTGTGTCGTTTGATCCACAGTGATCTCCTATTTTTTTTGAGGTAGTCCTCAGTGTGTTTATTTAGCACCAATCAGATGCTAATTATTCAGTTCCTTCAATGATATGTCTAATCTCATCTAAAGTGCTAGCATCCACTTCTGGGTGCATTGCTAAAATCTCAGCATCAGTATACCCTTGACGAATCATCTCAGCCAATGGCATAATTTGTTGTTGTTCTTCTTCACCCAGCGCAGGTTGTGTTTCACCTGGAGTCATAATACCACGACCTGGACCATCTGGATCTTCTGTGACCACAATACTTTGCTGGACTGCTTCAATGGTTTCATCATCATCTAATGTGATTTCAACAATGGCTTTCTTCGCTTCTGCTTGATACAATGGATTATCAACAAGGCTCAAACCTTGGGCCAACTGTGCAAGATCGCGAGCTTTGTCGCGTAAAGAGAACGAAGTTTCATAACAGATTTCAAAATCTTCACTAGGTTCAACGCCCTGCCATGCAAAGAACAAGTCCCAAATCTTGTATTCTATTTTTTCTAATGCGGCTGCTTTGTCGCTTAGACGAGCATTCAATACAAGAAAATCCGCTTCTGTAGCTACACCTGATTGTGTCTTTTCACCACGAACTGCTGTTAGGTGTGTCATGCGGTCAATAGCATCTTTGTGATATTGAATAGCCGCTAAAATGCTGTCAATAGTTGCTCCACTTGGTTGCAACAAGAATGGCTTCAAATCACCTGGCAAGTTTTCAGGCATATTGATAATGGCACCACTACCTCCAGAAGCTTGTGTGTCTGCTGTTTTAACTAAACTTGGTGAACTTGAAATGCGAATGTTTTGTTCAAGTTCAGAGCAGTAGTTATAGATACTGCGTTGGTGATCAGAAGCATCAGCAATATCGCTGTTACCGCAACCAACAACAACCTTTTGTCCATTGTAAGCGCAGAACACAGGCACACGTCCTAGTGGATTGATGTATTCTACTTGCTTGATAATGCGTGTGTAGTCTACAATCAAATTTGTAGATACTGTGTTTGAGTTTAAGTCAATGTCATTGGCACCACGCACTGCAATACTGTGTTGGTTGCGTTCTACATGATATTCATACACTATTTCAGGTGTCCAAACACGAATAACATCATATGTGTCAAAACTGGCTTCACGGATTTTTACATAAACAAGTTCACTGCGGCCACTAATACCACGTTCATAACGCCAGTCCAAGGCTTGTAACGGCGTATACATGCTGACATAAGGACGAATACCTAATGCTTGTTCTTCAGCACGAGTTTGTGCTTGGTAAGCAGGGCGATCAACTGCAATCCAAGCTGTGCCGTAAATGCTTAATGTATCAGAAACTGCTTTTTGAAAGTCATTTAGATCTGTGTCATCTAAGTCACAATCTTCAATAAAGTCATCTGCGTCAACTGCTTCACCTACTGTGCCCAATGTGCGTGTGGGCTCTGTTTTAAACAAGTATGAACGATACACATTCACAACTGTTTGCACATGGTTGTCTAATGCTGTGGAAACCAAACGTTGATTATATTGATTGCCTGGACTTTGATCTTCATTTAAATATTTGCGTAGATAACCTGCTTCGCGATAGTCTGGTCCACCAGCATAACTGCGAGCAAGATAATCCCATTGACGCATCTCTTGTTTGTATACTGAGTGCGTTTCTTTTAACTGTTCTAGTGTTAACATCTTGTTTTCCTTTAAAATCTGCCCCAAGTTGTGGGCTGGTTGCTTGTATCTATTTCACGCTTGATTGGCCAAAACCAATTTACCAAATATCCGCAAGCATCACCGTGGTGATCAAGTTCGCCTTTGCTTGGTAATCGTGTTCCTTCTTTATACACTTGACTAGTCAAAGTTTTAATAAGGTTCTTACAAGTCTTACTTATGGTAATATGGCGTTGGCCGTTGCTGTTGCATAGTCTACTATTAACAGCGGCAATGCGATCAAGCACTGCGGGGTTGGTTCTGTTTACACGCACTGTAAATCCAGCGTTAGCAAGAATAGCGTGATCTGTTGTTGTTGAACTTGTGCGACGACTTTGTCCGCTGGCGTCGGGGAAGACTTCAATGCGTCTGTTTGGATAGCGGCGTTTGAGTTCTTCACAAAAGTCATAAGTGTTGGCACCAAAAATTGCCATCTCATCTATTATGTGTAATTCTTCACCTCGACGCACACCTATAACTGCGGCTAGAGGATCAACGTTAAAGTCCAATCCCACTAATAGCGTTTCACGATCTTGTAATGGTTCACTAACGCCAATGTTGGCTGGAGCATAGCTGTAATATATTAAACCACTATACTGCTCAAATGTAGCGCAGTATTCTTGGTTAAATGTGCGTTCATCTAAGTCTCGTCTTGCGGCTTCAATTTCTTCTGGCGGGACATTGCCCCCGTCAATCGTGCGAAATTGGTAGCTAGACCATGTGTCTGGGTCTATAGAGGCTTGGTCATACAAATCTTTTAAAAATCCCATGCCTTTTGGAGTGCCCAGAAAAACTGCCTTACCCAATGTGCTTGACAGCGTGGGACGAATTACTTCATACCATACAGCTGGATCCATGTCAGCAACTTCGTCAAATACTACTAGATTCAAACCCACACCACGCAAACTGTCTGGATTGTCTGCAGAGCGCAAACATATTTCACTGCCGTTGCGTAATATCAAACTCATGTCAGTTTCATTTACTTTTTCAACCCAGTTTAGTCGCAACAATTTCTTTTTAAGTGGCTTCCACATGATTTGGCGTGCCATACGATATGTTGGCGCAATATACCAAACTAGTTGATTGGGGATTCGTGCAACTTTTGCCATCAGATGCATGCTTACAAAACTTTTACCAAAACGACGACCACACACGCTTACAATCATGCGATGTGGATCGTTAGCAATAGTCAACTGTGGTGTGCTTAATGGCATTGTTGTGGTGTTCTTTTATACTTGCGGGGCCCTTTAGGCTGCTGTGGTGGGACAGGGTCTGTGGGTTGACGTAGTTTCATTTTATATGTGTAATCAAATAACCTAATAATCCTATTAGGCTTACGCAAACTGTGCCAGCAGTAGTGATAATTGCTGTATGACTAGAGTTATTGCGCTTTTCAATTAGTTCTTTTATGTCAGCAAAGCCCTTGCGGGTCTCATCTTTAAGTGCTGATACATCCTTATTAAGATCTTTAATTTGTTGTTCCACTTTGCTCATTCTCATATCTAATTGCTCATAGCGTAATTCGCATAAGTCAACATGGGTTTCTAGGCTTGTGCGTTCAGTCATTTTATGCTCCTATTGGTGTTACTGTTGTTACTAATGTTGCTGTGCCTGGACAGAATGCTGTTGAGGCATAGTTGGTGAATATCAATGCAGTATCATTAACAGCATAAGCAATCTCGTAATAATCAGTAGTGTTGGCACTATCAATAACAAAGTTCCAACCCGCAATGGTTGAAGCACTTTTGGCCAATGTGACTCTACCAGTTGAGTTTGCAAGGTCCGCACCGTTCTTACGCAACCAAATGTAAGCAATGTGTTCTGCATTGGCACCGTTTTCAATCTGCACACTGAACTGCAAGTTATACATGCCTGGCGCACCCAATATGATACGACTTGTTGAACCAACGCTGGCTACATTGCTAAAGTCTGGTGTGCCAATAGGAAACACATAAGCAGTATTTGCCGCGGCTGCTGTAATTGTTGAATTATACTGCCACTGACCATAAACACGACTGTAGTTGATCTTGTTGCCAACTAGGGCTGTGCCAGCATAGTCAGTAAGTGTCAATGCATTGGCTTTTAGCGTGTTGTTTGTGGGTGTAAAGATAGCAACATCACTAACACTTGAACCACCAGGAGTGGCGCTGGCTGTTCCTGCTCTAATCCTTGTTTCAGTTATCTTACTTGAAATTATGTTTACACTAGAGAATGTAGCACCAGTTTGATCACCATTGGCTAAATTTAAGAACCAAGCCGCATCACCTGTTGTAGAATAACCTGAGGTCATATCAGCAATGGTATAGATTGTGCCGTTTGAACCACCTGTTCTATAACGGAAACCAGTTCCATCATTATTGCTAGGAGCGGCTTGATCACTACGAATCAATTGAATGTTAAAACTTGGGCGACTTTCAGTAGCACCAGGTGTGCCCACTGTTGTTCTACTTAAAGTGTGTAAGCCAGCACCTGTTATTGTAGTGCCAGTTGAAGCAAAAGTAGCGTAAGTTGTAGTGCCAGCGTTGTTCTTAACTGTTAGTGTATCTTGGTTGATGCTACCAGATGTAGCGCCAAATGACGCATAAGTTTGTGTATTGGCTGAGTTGGTGATGTTTGTTGTGTTACCACCAAGTCGTGCCAGTGTATCAGTTAATAAGAAAGCCGCAACACCACCTGTGGTGTTTAAGAAATAATTACCACGCTGGAATTGACCCATCATGGTTGGTGCGTTATAGTCACCAGCACCTTGCAAGAACTGTATTACGTGATTGCCGCTGGTTTGATAACGACTACGAATAGCATTTTGAAATGAAGTTGCTTGTGTGTTATCTGTGCCCACATATTCAAATGACAACCATGGACCGCCATCAACTGCACGAGCGGCATCCCCACGATTGCGGGAGATTGCTAACACAGCGTTAGCGCCAGTGCCAGACGCTGTTCTACTAAAACGGTTTAGGTTAGCACTGTCAACTGTTGCAGAATTAACCCATGCTGTGCCATTGTAGTAAATCATTTGGCCAGCGGTGCCTGTTGTGATAACAACATCACTCAGCGCATCAATGGAGGTGTTGTTGATTCTTGAAGTAACTCTAGCATCAGTGTAGTATAAGTTTGTTGAACCTTCTGACAAGTTGTCAGTAGTCTTAGTTGCTAATCTGCCATCAAAGTCAGTATTGCTACGAGCAGTAGTGTAATAAAGATTAGTTCCCTCAGCGAGATTCGTAGTGGACTTTGTAGCCAGTCTAGTGTCAAAGTCGCTATTAGCGCGACTAGTAGTATAATAGAGGTTAGTTCCTTCATTTAAATTCGTTGTAGTTTTAGTGGCTAACCAAGTGTCAGCAGTAGATGTAAAATCAGCTGTGGCCAACTTTGTGCCTAATGCTGTTGAGATAGTTGTGGCAAAGTTAGGATCATCACCTAATGCAGCCGCCAATTCATTCAATGTGTCTAAGGTAGCGGGAGCAGTATCTACTAGGGCCGCAATGCCAATAGCAACTCTAGCATCTGCTCTAGCATCAGTGTAGTATTTGTTGGTAGTGCCTTCAGCAAGACCATCTGTAGTGTGGTTGCTCAATGACGCAATGGTAGTGGGTGTAGTATAACTGATAACACCTGTAATAGCACTATAACTCAAACTGCCACTTACTGAGATAGCAGAGCGTGCTAGGCCATTGGCAAAGTATTTGTTGGTAGTGCCTTGAGCCAAGTTGTCAGTTGTTTTGGTTGCTAGACGTGTGTCAAAAGCTGAGTTGACTCTAGCAGTTGTGTAGTATTGATTAGTGCCTTCGCTAATGTCAGATGTTGTTAAGACCACTGTGTTGGTTTTACCATTAACTGAGTCTACTGGGTAATCAATAGCACCAATGCCTGCGGCTACTCTAGCATCAGCACGGGCATCAGTGTAGTATAAGTTGGTGCCTTCCCCTAACTCTGTTGTTGAAATTGGAATGTCATAATAAACAACACCATCACGGCTTTGCACTAACTTATCTGTGCTTGCACGATAACCAATAAAGGCTGAGCCACTAGCACCCGCAGCCATGCTAACACCAGTTAAATCAGGTTTGCCTAAGCCATTAGTGCCCAACAACAAGTTATAGCCGTGAAATGTGGGATTTTCAGCAAAGCTAGTAAAGGCACCAGGCGCTGTATTGTCGCCTTGCACAAATAGATTTGCAGTTGTAGTGCCAGGAACTGTGATGTCTGAACGTGCTGTAATAGCACTTTGAACATCAACTACGCCTGTTAGTCCGTTAATACTTGCAACGCCAGCCGCTGTAGGACTTAGCACTACTCTTACTGCATCATTAGTGGTTGACACTGTAATGTTAGTAGTGGCTGTGGTTTCACTTACTACAACACGGGGTGCGGTATCTGCCACGGTAACTCTGCTTACCGCTAAACTTTCATCTACTGTTACTCGTGGAGTTGCCATTATCGTGTTACCTCACCTGATACAAATGCTTCACCTTCTAAGATGCGTGTCACTGTGGTGCCATCTACAAGTTCTACATCATAGCGTAGAGTCTGTGCTGGTAGTAGTGCTGTGTTTGTGGCACTTAGGTTCCAAGTAACAACACCAGGATTGGTGTTTTGATCTGCTACTGTGAATACAAATGTGCCAACTGGAAGTGCGTCTGCTAAACTTCGTTTGATATATCCACGTAGTGTTTTACCAGTTAAGTTTAATGGTGTCGTCCCAGTTGAATATATGGTCATGGTGCGGTTGAATGTTGCACCTTGTTCTATAAGAATGTTAAGCAGACCTGCTGACATATTGCGTTCCTTTATTAAAACCAACTCAGCACTGTGCGAATGGCTGTGTATGGTATGTATATTGCTCCAGAAATAAGAACTAGGCTTAGTAGTCCATTGAGCGTTTTAATGAGCTTAGCCAACTCAGTGGCTATGTTTTCGTTTCCAAATAGTTGATCAACTATTTCTTGTGGTAGTCTCATGTTGTGTCCTAAATTATTTATTGTAATTAAATATCGCAACCTGTGTGCTGTGGGTGCAACACACGGGCCAGACAGTGAAAGTTAACTCTTGTGGCTTTCACTGTCGTCTTGAGTAAAACTCATATCTTCATCTTCTTCAAATGTAGATTCTGCCTCTACTTCATCAGTCCAAGGTAAAGGTCTGTTGTCACTGTTGCTTTGTCCGTTTTCATTTTGTGACAAAATATTACGACCTAGCCAGATTAGCATTGTGGGATTACCATCAAATGCCACTCGTAACTGTGTTTGACGCAGAGTGGTGCGTAGTTGATGACGTCCTTTTGTAAGAAACTCCTTAAAATTGTATCTTAATGTGTTTTCATGCACATCAAAATAATCTGCAATTTCACGGTCACTGCAACCAAGACTGGCCAAATGCATTACTTCTTCAGGTGGGACTACGATTTTGTTACGTCCAACAACTATGCCTTTAACTACTTTTTCAGCCCACTTTGGTTCTCCAGTAGGACCAGTCTTTCCCCAGGCTTCCCCGTCTTTACGCACTGCACTTCTTGCGTAATTAGGATCACGTTCTTCTGGACCAGGATCTTTAGGGCCCGTTCGTGCGGCAAGTGCGGCATTGTGCTCACGCACTCGTTCTTGTGCCATACGAAAGATACGATTGTCAAAAGGTGATTTATCTTGTTCTTTATCCATGCACTTACTTATGCCAAAAGAAAGCCCCAATGCATGACCAATGGGGCTTTCAGAGGTAGAGAGGAAAATGGCCTAATAAAAACCTCTCTATAACAACAACGGTCCTAAGGTATTTGTTCAGTTATTGTTGCACTTATTTATACGGCGAGCGTCTTCTTCCGTGCAACGTTCAGCAATAAATCCTAATAGTTCTGGATTGGCCATGTAAATCTGTGCCCATACCATGCCTAACACATGCACTTGGTGCTCGCTTAGTTCTAAGTTGGCTTTGTCACTTGCATAATGAAAAATCTCATGCAGTGTAGTGTCTAAGCATTGTAAGCCATTGAGATTGTCTCTTAGTTGAATCTCTCGTTGTTCTGTTACACACTTGCCATAGCAATCATCTAGTAGTCGTGAGGGTAGCCATTGTAGGTCTACTGCTTCCCCGCATATTTCAATTTGGCGGTATGTTGTTGGGTGTGGTGGGTTAAGTTTTGGCACTGTTTAAATCTCCTTGTTACTGTAGTTATCTAAATAGACTACTTTTCTTCAAAGTAGTAATTTGTGGGATCAGTCTTTTTCCACTTTTCAAACTTTTTAACTGCATTACCCAGCAAGCCTGCTTCAGTTACATAACGAGCTGCCGCAAGTAAACTTGGGAACACACCATAAGGAGTGTGAAATGGTCTATCTCGTTTGGCAATGCCAGCCACGAGTGCGGCCTTCCACTTAGGATCGTTTGGCTTGGCACGATTGCTTGCGGCAACCTTTGCTTCGTGTTCTGCTGTCTTAACATACTTGCTCATCTTGGCACTGATCTTTGCTTGCACTAGTGGATCAGCATTTACTACTGCTTGGTAACTGTTGTCACGTTGCAAGCAACCTTGCTTTTGGTTTTGATAGTATTCTCGACTGCGAGTTTGAGCTATTGCTGTCATCCTAGCACTACGATCATCACTAAAGTGCTCATCCAATGCGTCATCAAACTTGTCTAGTTCTTTTAGTTTACCCATGAGTTGCCATCCAATCTAAATATTCTTCTCGTGTTGTATAGTAAAAGGTTTCAGTTTTAGAACTTTTCATCCACCATTGTATTGTGCCTACTGCTTTACCATAATAACGAGCAACATCAGTTAAACTTTCGTGAATTGTGTTTGCTTCTAAATCAACAACAGGACGAGCTCTTGACATAATGTTGGCTAGTGTTTTTTCTTTCCATTGCAAGTCACTTGCAATCTTACGAGCAACATCAACACGATGATCGTAGTTGTCAGCAAATGCTTTACTAATAGCCTGGCCACGTTGTTTTTTTAATGCTGGATCTTTATGCACCTCTTTAACGCTGTTGGCAAGTGTTGCACTTTGCCGTAATGCAACACTCATCCTAACTACACGATCATCGCTGAAGTGTTCATCCAATGCGTCATCAAACTGGTCTAAGTCACGAAGTTTCATAGTTCTTTCCCTGTTAGCATAATGTATTCTTCTTGTGTAATGTAATAGTAACCAGAATCTGGAATTTTAACATACTTGTTGATCTTGCCACCAATGTTAACAACTCCAGATGTTTTAACTGCTACGATTCGTGATGGAAAGATACCATATGGAGTTACAACAGGTTTACTTTTAAGTAGTGTATTTTTTCTAGCATTCTTTTCATACCAATCACCTTGACCTCTTTTGTCAATGGCTTCTTGGTGCCTTTCGCGATGTTCAGCATCGTTAACTTTTGCCTTGTTGTTTTTAATTACCTTTTCAAGCCAAACCGGATCCTGGGCATTCTTTCTAACTGAAGCCAAATGCTTTTCTTTTGTTTCAGAGTTTTTCCATTTTTCCTGATTAGCAACTTTATTTTTTTCTAACCAAACTGGATCATTCTTACGAATCTCTGTAGCAACAGCAACTTTATTTTTCCACTCATCTGTTTTAGTTGCTTCTCTAACAGCCGCAGTTCGTTTTTCATGATAACCTACATTTGCTTCTCGTTTAATGACACCATCATTACTAAAATGCTTGTCAAGAGCATCATCAAACTTGTCTAAGTCTTTAAACTTGCCCATGATGCCTCCTTACAAAAAGTTCTGCTCAAACTCATCTGCAAATGAGTCTGGGTTGTTATACAACATGGCACCTGCTTCTTTGACAGTTCGCATACTGTTGGCACTCAAGTTGTTCCAGTTGCTATGAAAGATGTTCAGCAGTTGAAACATCTGCATAGGTGTAAGGGAAAAGCCATCGTCCTGGAATACGTTGTTACTTAACATAACACTGGCCATCCAGCCCCATGCTTCTTCTTCTGTAATGTCAAAACTGCGCCACTGCACACGGTCACGAACTGCGTGTTCATCAATGGCAGTTTTCTTTTTAGACAGTTCTTGCTTGGAGGCCAGTTTCTTGTTTGTAGTCACAACAAAGCGGCAGTTATCTAGTGGAATCTCAATACCAACACCCCCGTTGTCAAAGTGTCGCAATGCGTTTACTAGATCCATGTCACCAATCTTTTCTGCTTTGGTAATCTGGCTACCTACGTTGACATCCCAACTGATAGCAGGCTCGTCGTTGTCCAGCACAATCTTCATAAAGTCCAAGTGAGCCTTGTCACTGAAAAATGCATCGCAATCATCAATCCAAACTGGGATAGTTTTCTTAGAGCCAGACATCATGTAGCAGGCTTTGGCCATCTTCATAACAAATGCGTTTAGGCTGGCTTTGCCATGAAACTGCACATAGTCCAGTTTGTTGGCATGTGCAACGTTACGCACGGTAAATGTCTTACCTGCGCCAGGTGGGCTCCAAATAATGGTGTTGCGTTTGGTCTCTACCAAGTCTGGACGCAGGCCTAGACTTTGCTCAGCATACTTTTCAAGGCGGGCAGTAAGTTCAAGTCCGTTGAGGATAGCACTTTTTTGCTTGGCTGTGAGATAGCCACTATACTCGTTAATAAAGAACTCTAAGTTTGAGTTGGGTTTTTGCATAGTTTACTCCTGTGTTTAGTTGCTGAGCAAGAAACTGCCAACTTGGGCAAAATCACGATCATTATCGTTCCAAGCAACTTCAACGCCTTCTGCTTGAACTGAATAACGACCGTTGTTGTAAATCAACTCAAAGTCCATGCCTTCAAGACTAAAAGTGGCTGGTCCTGTATCGTTGAGCCAGTTGCGAACAAACTGGTCGAACTGGGGAATCAAATGTGCTGTCATAAAATACTCCTACTGTGTTAAAAAAACATAGCGTTGATCTGTTGCGCTATGTAGTTATTATATGCGGATTGCCCCCTGCTGTCAACCTAAATCTGACAGAAAAAGTGTTGTATTTTTGCAACACTAACACTTTCGTGGGAGTAATACTTTAGTTAAGTTTTGTTTTTGCTCATGGCTATTCATTATCCCAATAAGTTTTTGTTGTTTTATGGGATTCTGCTATCGCATCTCCCATAAAAGATATACACAACTCGTTTATCAACTCGTTGTTTGTATATCTTTTACTTTGACATTTAACACGAAAACAGATAGTAGTAAGATGAATCTATTGTTTGTATTGTATTTTTTGATGACATAGATTTCCTTGATTTTAAGCCAAGACGGGACTATTTTAGCCCCGTCTTAGTCGATGTATTTCCCGTCATCATCGCCTGTCTGGATAATAGGTATTTTCCGTATATGCTACTGGGCTCTGTCCTTTCCCAACCTATAACGACATCATAACATTTCTGTTACTACCTTAAACCTCGTCCCTGGTGTTTAAGTTTTCGTAGCACGGTTTTTCGTATGCTAACATTCATACTATAATAATACATTGGGCATCATTGTTCTCACCCTCAAACTCACTTCCATTTTTCAGGATAGTTGGCACATATTACCAACGGGAGTGTCTTATTATGTTACGTGTGCGGTTTATGCCCCGCCTTTTCCACAGCCCTATTTTTAAACTGGCGGGCCAACCTTAAGTGTTAGATTTTTTGTTATTGTATTAGCCATAATGTAGTGCCTGTATTAGTTGATCATTTGTATATATGCCTTAGCAAACTGCGTGTTTAGCCAAAGCACATTTTGTTATTCAAACAGTTCATCAATACTGTTATGCATAGTGTCGCGATCAGTAACGATTACTGGCACACTATCAGCATCAATGATATTTTTGAATAACTTGCCATAGGTAAAACGGATTACCAACTTGCGTGTTGGTTGGCTTAGAATGTGTGTCCACAAATCGTTATTTTTAAAGCCTTCAACAATGTAAGTTCTGTATTCTTGGCGGTCTAGGGTGCCACGCAAGATAATGTGTATTGTTGGCATGCCCAGTGTTTTGGGTGCTTTTGAATCAGCAGTCCATTGGCGGACAATAGTAAAGTCTTGGTTAAGATTGTATTTCATATTTTACTCCTGTTGTAAGCAACTTGATCATCGTTGCTTGTTATATTATACTTAGTTTTGTTATGCTTGTCAAGTGCTCAAATGGCGGGAAAAAGGCAAATCTCCCAAGATTACACTGATAAATAAATGCATGTGCAAGATGCAATGTTTTGTGCAAGGTTTAATGGTTTCCTTTGTAAGTGCCTTTTACTCCTAAATCGCAGTGACGTCATAAACCACTGCAACATTAAACCGCAGGAACCCGCTTGTAGGACTGATCCCCTACTTTAAGGCGGGTTTTTTGTTGGCTCAGTTAAACTTATCAGCAGTTGGAACCAGACCAATGTAGCACTTGTTTGTGATCACAGCGTTGGTCCACTCTTTGTCATTAGCCCAGCATTTTACTGTAAAGTCAATGTCCCCTGCCATTTGCACATCACGAGTATCTTGTTCACCATCAGCATTGATGCCAGTGATGGTAACTACATACCATTCTGTATTGGCCCAGCGTTCTAACCTATCTTCTGGTGTTTCGTCTTCACCAAACAGTTCGTTTTCATCAAACATCATAACCTATCTTTCTTTTGCGTTCAAGTTCTTTGTTGTGCATGCGTTTTGCGCTCATTGGTCTTAGTTCAGCAATTTTAACAATTACCCAACAAACACCAACTACAGCCAGGACAGCAAGTGTTATTTGCCAAAAATACAATCCAACAGATATCAGAAGTATAGGCCCCATCTCACGCCAGGCATTATCTACATCTGTTTTAAACTGCTCATATGAAGTTTTCATTTGGCAAGTTCCCGTTGTAGTTGAGCCAGTTCCTTGTGCCATAGTGCAACCAACTGTGCTTCTGGCGTATAAGGTTTAGGTGGTAACTTGACCAAGTAAGCCAATAGCATGGCTCGTTTTTGTTGCGGCGTCATTGAGCCTCCTTGACTTGGTCTAACAATCGTTGTGCTTCTGCTTTGACACGGTCACGCCACCGTTGTTGGCGTTCTTTGTTGCTTAAAGGGCCACCTGGCTTTGGTGGGCGACCCATCTTCTTTGGTAACTTCTGTTCTGTGTTCATTGTATTGTTCCTTTATGCTGTATACATCCAAGTTGACGGGATAGGTCCTCGTCCTTGTGTAATCCTAATCCAACCACCTGCTCGTAGATAGTTGTATGTGTTATAGCCACCCCAACTGCTATCTTGCAGTAGTGTGTTTCTAACATACGGGCCTGTGTAAACACGACCCTGCACTGGTTGCACTACTGGTGTAATAACTTGTTTCATTCTGCTTCTCCTGTAATAATGTCTGTGAGTTCTTGTAGTTGATCAATAGTCAACTGATCTAAGTTGGCAAATGTGCCTGGGTCTGCTGAGTTGTGCAAGTTCTCAATCAGTTGGGCACGTTGCTCAAGTTGCGTGACTGTCCATGTAATACCGTTCATCTTACTCTCCTTTTTTAACATAATAATAGTGTTCAGGGAACTTTCTAAGCCAGGTTCTAACAGTGCTAGCGTCACGACCGCTTGCTTCTGCAATAGCACGAATACTTGGGAACAAGCCATACGGTGTCATAACTGGCTTAGACTTTGACGCACTAAAGTTGGCACGAGACTCAGCACTCCACTTAGGCTTAGGCTTGCCTTTAAGGGCCGCACTTAGCTTGGCACGAGACTCTGCTGATATCGTTCTGCCTTTATTGGCGGCACCTATCTTAGCACGAGTCTCTGCTGAATGCTTTTTGCCATAAGTGGGGCTCAAAACTCCAGAGCGAGTTGCTGACATCAAAGCACGAGTCTCGGCTGAATGCTTTTTGCCTAACATAGTGCCTGAAAGGCCTGTGCACCAAACAACATACTCTTTCTCAACAGTCTCAAATGTAGCCTTAGAAGGTGCGGTAACTTTAGTAAAAAATGTCATGTTATACTCCTTGGTCCATCATAACCAGGTTACGCCAGTTCTTCTTATCAATCTTATACATGTCCATGCATGTAATAAGAGTGCGGAATGATAAGCCAGGAAAGTGCTTGACTTCTTTGCTAACGAACTTGAGAATCTCTTCTTTATGCACGGCGTCTAACTTAGACTCGTTAAAGCAACGAATCATACCATGCTTGTAAAGAATGTTCATAGCAACTGCGGTCCACGCTGGGCTAAGTCCTGCTGGCACATACATGCAACGATCACGCACTGGCTTGATGCTTTGGCGTTGGCGTGGAGTCATGTCAGCAATGTTCATAACCTTGTTGCTGATCAAAATAACACGACCTTCGCATGTAAAGCGTGTAGGCACGTTGGCTATACGCAAAGCCGCTGAGTTGGTCTTGGCATAGTCTACGTTCTTGCTAGTGCTGTCAATAGCGGCTTTGAGAATGTCGCACATCTCAGTATCTTCTAACACCACGTCAGTGTCATCAATAACCAAGATCTGGTTAGGCTTGCGAGCATGCAGATACAACTTGATGAACAACTGCGGTGCTGTCATAGAGCCGTTAATAACATGATACTCAGCGTTCAGTAAGTCCAAGCTATGCTTGACAACTTCTGTCTTGCCGCCACCGTTGGGACCGTTAACAATAAGACCGCGCTTGCCTGTAATGCCTCGGGCAAATGCCTGCACTAACTTGGCAATGCTGTCGTAGTGTTCTTGAATAATCTGCTCTTGAACAGCTGGCTTGAAAGCACTGGGATCGCTGTTAAGTTTTTCTTGCAAGTATGACATAGTGTCTCCTGTGTGTGTTAAAGAATATAGCGTTGTTTTGTTGCGCTATGTGTTTATTATACGACTACTGTAACGAAATGTCAAGTGTTTTTGTTATGTTTTTTGTTGTATTTTTACAACGGTAACTTAGTGCTGACGCTGTTTAAGTTTAGCGTAAGTTGCGCTGATAACGTTAGAGCCATAAACGTCATTTAAACTGTCAAGATAAACTGTAACGACTTGACGTGTTAGTGCGTCGACAATGAGCACTGCTTTTTGTGCGTGATTGTTAAAGCAAAAAGCTAACATTTTGCGGTTAGTTGAGGTATTTGTGTAAGTGTTTGCTAACGTAAACATACTGCTAATGTTAACACTTGAGTTTACATTTAAAGATACGTTTAAACGCTGATTAAAGCGTTGTATAGCGTGTTTAGTAAAAGTAACTTGCATATTAGGCTCCATTTGTTGCTGTCTATGTGTTATTATACTGCTCTTTTGCGTTATGGTCAAGCAAAAACCCTGGAAAATCCAGGGTTTTTGTTGCGTTTTTGTTGCTTTTTTACAACACTCGCACTGCTACAGGTTGGTAGTTGCCACCATGCACATAACCAATATAGTCATATGGGATACCTTCTTCTTGCCAGGCCTTATATTCGTGTTCTTGCCAAGTTGGGTAGTTCCAATACTCATCAAACACAATAATGGTGCCAGAGCGTATGTAAGGCTTTAACCACTTGAACGCATCTTTTGCCGCACTATACAAATCACTGTCAATGTGAATAATGCTTGCAAAGCCTGGGTTTTGCTGTGTCCAGCCAGGCAGTGTAGCATCAAAGCGTCCAACTACAAGTTCAACGTTATGCGGCACCTGCGGTAACTTCTGTGCAAAGTGCCCTGCTTTAAATCCGTTCCAATCTTCGTAAATGCCTTCAAAGCCATCAAAGCCATAAACAGTTTGGTTTGGGAATAAACTGGCCCAGTGACGGATACTGCGTCCAGTTGCTACACCTAACTCTAAAATATAGCCTCCTGGTATAGCTTGTGATGCTACTGCTCGATGCAAACGCAAGTCACTGCGGTAACTTGGCACTGAACCAAACTTGCGGGCACAATAGTCTAAACTGTCCCCAGTCCAACGTGGTGCAGGTGCGTTGCGATAGCGCCACGCTTGTTTTAAATCATCTAATAGATATTTCATGTTTTTCCTTGTTTGCGGTAACTTTTAAAAATAGCAAGCATACATTGTGTATGCTTGCTGGTTGTTTAATACGCAATGTATCTTGCAAGTTGCTTTTGTGCATTGTTAATGCGGCGTGTGTAATACGCACGTTTAGCAGGCACTGTTTGTTGTTGTTGCAGTGCAGTTAGTGCGTCAATGCGTTTTTGTAGTGTAGTAATCAAAATGTGTGTTGCTTGCATGTTATTACGCTTGTGCGTCCTCGCGGTTGAGTATTGTAGTTGATACAACGACATGCAAGTTGCGACGCAATGTAATGCCTGCTACACTGTCGTCTACTAACACTGCAAACAGTTGTTGCAGTTGTGCATCTGTTAGTGTGTCTAAAAATGCTTGTGCTACTGCGTAGCTGGCAAGTTTTTGTTGCAATAAACTTTGCATAGTAAGGGCCTTTTTGTTAAAAATATAAACAGCGTTGTGCAAAAGTGCGTTGTGTGCTGTCTATGTAGTTATTATAGCAAAAGCGTAACAGGATGTCAAGCACTTTTTGTTATTTGTTTGTTGTATTTTTACAACGGTAACTTCTGTAGGTAAGCAAGCACTAACATGTAGTGCTTGCTGGTTAGTGCTGACTTATGCAAATGCTTGCGGCATCAACAACAGTTCGCTGTAGCAGTCTGCTAAATCTGCCAACTGCTCTACAGACAAGTTGCAGTTGACGTTGACTTGCAATGTGTTGGTGTCAATGCAATACTTGTAATCAAAGTCTGCTGTCATTGGCAAGTGATCGTTGATGCTTTCCTCAATGCTTTGAACAAAGTCTGCATCTTGTAAAAGTTTTGCTGTAAAGTTTAAGTTGTTAAAAGTGTATGTGTTAGACATGTTTTTCCTCTGTAGTGTTTAAAATATAGACAGCGTATTTTGCAACATGCTTTTACTGTCTATGCTGTTATTATACTGCAAACATAACGCAAAGTCAAGCACTTTTTGTTATTTGTTTGTTGTATTTTTACAACGGTAACTTCTGTGTCAGTAGTCACTAACTTACGTAGGTAAGCAAGCACTAACATGTAGTGCTTGCTGGTTAGTGCTTGCTTACAACTTGTAAACAGTTCCCTCTGCGTTGACAAAGTTAAAGCATGCAGACATGTGCTCGCTTGCAACATTGTTGTCTATGTTGTTGCGACACTGCTGTGCGGCAAAACTGCGTAGTGTTGGCTCTGCTAAAGTGTAAAGTATTACTTCAGTATTACCAGTTGCAAGCAACTGCTTGAAGCGCACTTTAGCATTACCGTTTGAAAAACGATAAGCATACTTGTTGTTGCGTTTGCTGACGCCAACTATTGTATAATGTTTTAACATATAGACCTTTTTTTGTTAAAGTATAGCAACGTTGTGCGACATGCTTTTTGTTGCTATGTTGTTATTATAGCAAAAGCATAACGCAAAGTCAAGTGTTTTTTGGTCCTGCTACTGTTGTATTTTTACAACGGTAACTATTGGTCAGTAGTCACTAACATATAAAGGTTAGCAAGCACTAACATGTAGTGCTTGCGTTAGTGCATACTAACTTATTGTAAAACTGGGCTACTGCAAGTGCTGTTTACTTTTTTAGTAATAGTGCATTGTGCAAGTTGCGTATGCGACATTGTGCTGACACCAAAATGTTGTGCTGTATGCTGTGGAAAATACTTTTTGCCAAAATGCATTAAATGAACGCTAATGGTATACATGCACTTTGAAGCAAGAACTGCTTGCATTATTTTGCTATCGTTTTTTGACATAGGCAAACTTGTTGTAGGGAACGTGCTGTTTGTATTAGCAGGGCAAATGTAATGTGTTACAACTTTTGACATTTTTACATACTCCTTTTTGTTTAACATGTGTTTATTATACGGCCTGCGTAACAAAAAGTCAAGCACTTTTTGAGCCTATTTTCGTTGTATTTTTGCTACAGTAGCACCAAAAAACGCTTGACAATGGCAAAAAACCCAGCATAGCGGTGCCGCTATGCTTGGAAAAATCCACTAAAAACCAGTAAAAAACGCCACTAGCGGGGTAGCATAGTGACGTTGTCTGTATGAAAGTGCGTTTTATTGCGGTTTAATCGTTTTCGTTGGGTTCTAACACTCTACCAACTGTCATAATGCCCACTGTGAATGCATCAGTTGTGTGGATCTCGTTTAGTTTGCGAGCAAGTCGAATGGCATGTCCTGCTTCTGGGAAGAAACTTTTACCATACTTGTAGCCTTGGTAGCCAAGGTCAGGATGATGTGTTCGCACTTTGATAGGCTTGCCTGCATAAAGAACAGCAAATACTGCATCTGCCGCGCACACTTCAAAGATACGTCCTGTGTCCTCTGTATGAGCACAAATCAAATTTGGTTGTGGTCTTGCCATTATTTCTTACCTCCTATGATCCTGTAGATGTATGAACGGCTTGTGTCATGTTTGAGTGCCATGTCATCTACACTCATACCCTCAGCATTGTCTCGTAACACTGCCACATGATCCACATGCTTACGGTCCTTTAATTCAATGCCAGCACGCCATTTCTTGACCACATAGTAAATGTTTGGTTCTGGAAAGTCTAATGCCTTTGAAATTTCTGTTGCTGTCTTACCTGCATCCAACATATCATAAACCTTACCATGGTCAAGCACTCGCCGTTGCACCAAACCTTCACCAACTGCTCGTTGTGCTGAATCTGAGGGACGCTTCCACCATACATAAGCCGCACCGTGTGCTTCATATATCTTTAACCAACGCATTACTTCGCCAAAAGGCACTGCGGCACACAATCCAATTGCAGGCACCAAATCCCCAGCACGTGGGCGGTTCATTTTATCTGGTGTGGGAATGTCATACCAACGAAACAATTCTCTGTGCATGCCAGTAACTGGTAAGCCGTAGCCTTCTGGCTTTTTATACCAAATGCCTGCAACTGAGATTTCGTATGTGGTCAAACTACCTTCAGCAAAGGTAGTGTCTATTAAGTTGGCTTCGCCTAATGCTCTACGTAGCCAGGACCGCGGGCTACCTAATGATCCAGTAACTCCGTGTCCTGTTCGTGTTTTTGTATTTGTCCAAGTATCTTCTTGCATACCATTATATAGCTGTATAATGTATGCGGTGTTAGATCGCAGAGCTTAGAACAATGCTTGCCAAGTGGTTCCATCATAACATTCTAACTTGACTGTTGTTGTGTTAAAGATTACCCAACCTTGCGCTGGTGTTAGTGCATTTCGTGTGGTAGTATCCATTGTAGGAAATG